GAAATCACATATGATGAGCATCCTTTGGTTGCAGTAACTGCTGTAGAGCGATGGGGTTTTAAAGCAATTAACTTCCATTGGAATTTACCAAGACAATACACCTGGCAAGAAGTTGCAGGAAAGATGCATTTAATACGAAGCAGTGAGATTGATTACCTTCGTTCTTTACCTTATGCCAAAATCATCACTAAATAGGTAAAAAACTGTACGTAAATAATGGCAAATCAGACAAGTTTTAATTATTGTATGCCATTAGCGGGAACATGCGTTCCTGGTAGAATTCTAGTCGATTATGAAAATGGTAACGCTGAATGGTTTGCTGGTGGAGATACATTTCCAACCTTTGAATCTTCAGAAAATACTGGCGGAGTAGGAAACTGGGGATGGACACCATCTACAAGTACTAGTATAGAAAATTTAAGGAATAATGGTTATGTCACTGCAAAGGGACTAATTTATTCAAACGATCAAGCATTACTTCAAGATTTTTATACAGGAAATTCGATTCCTGGATTGAATAATCAAAGAGCCGCTGCATTTAATAATAATTTGCCAGGACAAGGAACATCTTTAGGAGTTCCTGGAACTAGAAATACTGCAGCACCCCCACCTGCACCGCCAGCTGGCGCTCAGTCTCCAAGTGCTTCTGGTTTATCAACATCCACATCTGCTCCAAAAAATCCTCTTACTACGGATATATCTGGAAAAACCGAGCAAAGTGCTGGTGCATATAAAAGTTGGGTTTATCCAACAGATTTATCAAATAATCAGCAGGACTATATTCATTTTTCTATGATTGAATATGGTGGAAGAGAACTTCTTCCATTTTCAATAGAAAGTGGTGGTTTAGGTAGTCGAAGAAAATTTGGTAGAGATGAAAGAGGAAACTTAAAAATTCTTGGAACAGTAACATTACCAATTCAACCTTCAGTTACTGATGTTAATAGTGTAGATTGGCAAAATGATACTATCAACCCATTGGAAATTGTTGGAGCGGAAACTTCTTTAAAGGGAATAAGTGGTACATTAACCCCCGCAGATGCTCAAGCTTTATTTGCAACAACAACCGACCCCAAAGTAAAATCTTATCTTCAACAATGGTTTGCAGGAAAAGCAATAGGAAAAAATATTTTCTCAAGATTTTCTGGTGCAGTTGTAAACCCTAACATGGAATTGCTTTTCAATGGACCTCAGTTAAGGCCATTTAACTTTACTTTTAGACTTTCTCCGAGAGACGAAAAAGAAGCAGATCAAGTCAAAGGAATTATCAGATTCTTCAAGCAAGGAATGGCAATTAGAAGAACAGATAACCAAATTTTTCTTAAGGCACCTAACGTTTTCAATATAAAATATATGAATGGAATGACAGGCGGACAGCATACTTCAATTGGAAAAATTAAAACGTGTGCTCTGTCACAATGTATCGTTGACTATACGCCAGATGGTTCGTATGCAACGTTTTATGATGCTGAAGCGACAATGACTCAGTATTCAATGACATTACAGTTTAATGAACTTGAGCCAATCTTTAACGAAGATTATGGTAGACCTGGACAAAATCCAACAATAATCGGTTACTAAAATGTCAAGACCTTACTTTAGACAAGTTCCTAATTTCGAATACATCAGTAGAAATAAGGACGAACATTATATTTCAAACTATGATAATGTAAAGAATCTCTTTAAACGAGGAAAACTTCGTGAAGATATTTTTGGCGATCTTTCATTCTTCACAAAGTATCAAATCATTGGTGATGAAAGACCAGATAACATTGCATACAAAGTTTATAATGATTCATCATTAGATTGGGTTGTTTTACTTTCCAATAACATTCTGAATATACAGACAGAATGGCCAATGACTCAGAATACTTTTGATCAGTATTTACTAGGAAAATATGGAAGTTACGATGTTTTATATGATGGAATACATCACTATGAAACGGAAGAAATCAAAGATACAAGAGGACACACAATCATACCAAAAGGAACTCGGGTTGATTCTGGATACTCCATAACTTATTTTGATTATGGATTAGGACAAGAAGTTACAAAATCAAATATTGGCCAAGCAGTTACAAATTATGATTATGAGAATCAAATTCAAGAGAGCAAGAGAAATATCTTTGTTCTGAAGCCCATCTATCTGAATACACTATTCAACGATATTGATCATATCATGCCATATAAAAAAGGTGGAGATCAGTATGTGAACTCCACCTTGAAGAAGGGTGATAATATCAGATTATTTGAATAGTAAATTGAGATATGCTGCTATAACCAATAAAGTTAAGCATATTTGACTGTATTTCACTCATCAACCAGTTTTTGGAAATACTTCATCGCATCATCCTCATCTTCATCGTCAGAGACTGACAGATTAGGAAGAGAAGGAGAAGACTTGCTCTTCTGATAAGATGATTCCAGTTCTTCCATCACTTTTTCTTCTCTCGAAGGAGTTTGAACATAAGATTCATACTCTTCTTCTTGCTCAGCGACAGCACGAGCAGGGCTCTTTTGACCCAGAACACTCTTCAGACGCTTCTCAAGTTCATCGTAAGACTTGAACTGATCGGGAGCAATGATTGCTTCCAGAGAATACTCTTTCTTCCAAAGAGTTTCCAGAGCATCATCATCATCCATCAGGGGAGCAGGAGAATCGAACTCAGACTTATCGTAGTTCCAATAACCTTCAACCTTACGAATCTTCAGACGGAAGTTAGCACCACCCCAAAAATCAAAGGGATTGATCGGCTCTTCGTCTTCGAATTCTGGTTGCATTGCATTCAGAATCTTGTCGAAGATCTTCTTACCAAACTTGAACAGGAACACTTTACCTTCGTTCTGAGGATTCGCAGGATCCTTCACAACGTAGATGTTGCTATAGTAGTTCAGTTTGCGCTTCTGCTTACGCACAGTTTCCTTATCTTTCTCGCTACCGCTGTTCCACAGTTCACGATTGTGCTCCGACACAGGATCCTTCTGACCCATAGTAGTCAGAGAGTTCTCAATGTACCAACCACCAGGGCCTTGGAATGCGTGGGAATACATCTTCACCCAGGGAACATCCTCACCTTCAGGAGCAGGCAGGAAACGAATAACTGCAGAACCAACACCGGTTTTATCCATTTCTGGTTTCCAGAAACGTTCATCAGCACCACCAGAACCAGTGCTCATTTTCTCAACTTCTTTCACCAGTTTTTCGGTGAGAGAACCAAGTTTTGATTGCTTTTTAAGATCAGCAAAAGACATGTGTACCTCGTATAAATTGGATTTGGCCTTTGTGTACCCCGTTATTTTAATCCTTCAGATCGGTTTTGTCAATCTGTTCACGCATCACGTCGATCAGTTTTGACATATTACCAAAAATAATGTTCATATCGACATTTGCGTCAAGACCCATCATTGAAGCAGACTCGGCAATTTTTTGCTTCATCGCTTTTGCTTCTGGATCATCAGACAGACTCATTCTTGTATAAAGAACTTGTTGTTTATTCAGCAATTTCTGAAGAATATCGACGTGTTTAATTTTATCCTCCTTCGTCATTTTGAAGAACTTAAACACATTATGGTAAATTTCCTCTTGCATTTCGGAAATTTCAGCCATCTCAGAACGGACAACTTCGGATTCAAAAAAACTCATCGGTCTCCTACAACAATTTCTTTCAAGATTTTACGATAACGGAATACATCGATATTTAGAAAAGGAGAATACTTCTTCATTTTTAGACTCACGATCTCCCAAATCGGGTCTTTCAACTTTTTATCAAAGTCTTTCCCGAACAGGAATATTCTATCATAGATAATCAACGTTTCAAGGCTAATTTTCCCGCTCAGGAACTTCTTAAGAACAGGTGGATGCCCATTCTTACAATCAAAAACTTCTTGAAATTTGATGTCAGAGAATAAATTCTCCGTTTCTTCTTTAAAGATATAACTTAGCGACTGAATCTTTCTCTGCCATTCTGTATAATTTCGGTCACCCTCCCGAATAATACTTCCAACCCACAAATTAGCAGGATCAGAGGCCATAACAAAATTGCTGATAAAAAAGTCCTCAATTTCTTTGTCAGTTTTGTTACGAGATAATTTTTCAAACCAAAAACGGTCTTTTCGCTTGTAAAACGATTGAACACTCGCTTTGATTTTTCCACAATACTTTTGGTAATCATAATTAGGTTGAGTAAAGTGATTTTTAAGCGCAATATAGGTTTTATAGGTATCAAAGGGCATCATTCTAAAAAGGTAATACGCGAAAATTTTTGCCGGAGTTTTTTTCGACCAAAAATGGAATCAAAAGCTAATTTTTGTTAGCGCAGTGAGCATTGCCAAAGAATTGTGTCATACAATATCTACCCATACACGAATAATAATCATGCTGATCTATAGATATCCTTTTCACACCATGATCAATATATGCTGGGAATAGTATCATAGAATTATTTTCACACGAATACTCGTAATTATACTCTGGAAAAAATATTTCTCCACCATCAAATTTTTTAGGAGTATGATAAAAATATGTACATGCAATAAAATTATAAGGTATATCATAATGAGGATCGTAATAATCTCCATCATGATAATATCTCACTTTCGTAAGATCATAGTTAGATTCTTTAGATGCCTTACACTGTGGAGCTAATTTGGAAAACACCTGCAAGTATTCTTCATTAAATAATTTTCTATTTAAAGAAAGAATATTTGAAATATTGCGATTTAGATATATTGTATCTAATTCTACAGCATGAGATTTTGTAACATAGTTTCCAACTCCATCATATGCCGCACCAAATTTATCAGGAGTCAATAATTTGTTTGGTTTAGTTAGAAAATATAGTTCTTCCCAAATTAATTCGAGTTCTTTTTCATTATACATATTTTCCACAATTAAATGTGGAAATGGGTCTTTCAATGCACGAATAAGTTCCATTAGAACACCAATCTGGCTCTCGAACTACGCTTCAGAAAGTTTAATTGCATTGCCTCATACTTAATCTTTTCTTTCAGTGGTTTTGAGATCAGTTTAGGAACACTTTCCAAATCGATATTGTTCTT